TATCCTGGCCTGTACGCAGGAGCAACTGACATGATTGCATTACATAAAAATAAAATAGCTATTGTAGATTTTAAACAAACTAACAAACCAAAAAAAAGAGAATGGATCGAAGACTACTGTTTACAACTAGCAGCTTATGGGATGGCCCATGATTATATGCACAAAACACAAATAGACAAAGCTGTGATTATGATGTGCAGCAAAGATAATTACTATCAAGAATTTGTAATAGAAGGTGAAGAGTACAGACAATACAAATACAAGTGGCTAGGAAGAGTTAGTCAATATTATAAACAAAAGGAGAACGTTAAATGAGCATGCGTGTAAGAGATCTACAACAGTATCTCTCTAAATTTACTGATGGACAAAAAGGAACTGCAGTTTCTGATTTAAACGTTTATATAGAAACTCAAAACGGACATTTAGAAGAAATTAGAAAAATAGAGGTGCAAGAAAGTATTATGATTGGTGCAAAAGAACCAGGAAGAATTGTAATTAAATCTGAATCTATTGAAAGATTTAGGTCACCTACGTTTAAACAGAGTTAATGAATCCCAAGGGATAGGGGTGGAAGCGAGAGTGGAAGCCCCACAACAAAGAAAGGAAAAACATGGCAGAACTAAGAGATGAACACTTTGAAGTAATAAGTGAGAACAAAGCAAAACGTCATGAGAAGGACAAGAAAGAGTTACAACATCAAGTAATGGACTTGGAGATGGCGTTGTACAAGATCAAGGAGGTAATAAGAGAATATGAAAACAGTAACAATAACAAGTAAGGATATATCTACTAAACAGTGGTCTAACCTGTTGTTAGAGCTTAATCTAATACGAAAAGCTTGGAAACCTTACGCAACACTTAATTTAGAAGCGCGTGGCCTTAAAAATGTCATAAAGTGGGGTACATCTACAAACTTTAAGTCAAATGATTAACCGTCTACCGCGCTATAAGAGAAATTCTAGGGTAATTTTTTTTTTAAGTGATAAGAAATATATGGCGGTAGAGGCGGTAGAGGGGTCAAAATCGATTAGAAGTGTTGGTAATGTTGAATAATAGGTCTACCGCGGTAGAATTTTTAGGCGGTAGAGGCGGTAGATTGACTAGAAGTGTTGGTATTGGCTGTTTATTTGTAATGTACACGGCGCGCGAGGGAATTTTTAGTTTTGGTAAAAACAAATTTGCCTAAATATTTCTCTTATAGTAAAAGGAACCATGCCCAGAACCTTGAAAAAGTCAAAATATAAACACGTTGATATAAAAAATAAAAGATATTACTTTTACAAAATCACGTGGCTTGACATCACGGGTGACAGCGGGCACGCAACTATGCATGAGTTTCAAGGAATGAAACCAAGTGTTATGGTAACGAACGCATATTTGTTTTTGAAAGATAACAAAAATGTGTTAACATTCGCTTCTTATGAAGATAATGAAGAATTATTTTCTGATAGAAATGTATTCCCCAAAGGGTGTATAATAAAAATGGAAAGAGTAAATATATGATGTTTGAACAATACAAAGATAAGTTTATGATCTGGCAATTACACAATAGAAAAGAAATTGTGTGTTTTGTTATTGGTTTTATTATAGGAGCAATATTGATATGAAAAAAAAATATACAAGAAAAAGTCCAATTAATAAAATAAAATCAGAATCTCCAAAAGATCATGGATTAAGGTATAAACAAAAATTAAGAACAGATAAAATTAGAAAAATTAAGTTAGGAAATAAATAATATGAAAAAGAAAATACCAGCAGGCAAAGCAGGAAAAGGTTTAAGAGCACTAAAAAGTAAAGCACCAGAAGTAGCAAAAAGAATGGGCTACAAGAAGGGCGGCCTTTATGCCAACATCCACGCTAAACGTAAACGTATAGCAGCAGGATCAGGCGAGTCTATGAGAAAACCTGGAGCTAAAGGTGCACCAACAGCAGCCAACTTTAAGAGAGCAGCTAAGACAGCTAAAAAATAGTGAAAAAGAATCCTACGTTAGTCAAGAATATGTCTAATGTTAAATGGGATCAAATACCACCGTTAAGAGGACCAGACCCTAATGGAATTAAAGCACCCCTTGTACAGCCTAAAAGATTTAAATCTATTCTTACTGTTTCGAAGAAGAAAAACTAATTTGCTTTTCCTGAAGTTTTTAGTGAGTCAAGTACTTCTGACTCTTCTACTGTTATTGTTTTTGATTTATCATTAATTAAGATGTTGTGATCATCTACGATTCTTTTCATTCTATCTTTTAGATCATCAATACTTAGATTGTCTAAGTTACCTGTCATAATCATTTTCTGATCTACATATAATCCACCAGCTTTACCACGTGCTACTTCTGCATTGATTGCAGCAGACCACGCTCCTTTTGCTGTAGCTTCATCTCTCAATTTAGCTAGCTCACCTAAATGTCTATCAAATGTAATACCGTGTTTCTCTTGTACCTCAGCTCTTAACTCACCAATATATTTAACTACCAATGGAGATATCTTTGGGTTCCTAAGCTCTGATGCAGCCTGTCTTGGTCTAGTTTTATAACCTGCTTGTAATGCACATTCTGCTGGGGACATACGTCCCTCGTTGTAAATAAGCAACTCTGCAAACTTCATTTGTCTTTCAGTTAATTGTCTTGGAACTCCCATAACTTGACTTATAACGTAACATAACGTACAAGTCAACCAGATGAGAATGATTCTAAATAAGGTGTTGGTACGATGAAAAAAGAGTCCGATCTTTGGAAACTTTTAAAGAAAAACACCCCAGAAATTAGGTGGACAAGAGTTGAATCTTGGGCCAGTCCAGGTGTACCTGATTGTATTGGTTATCACGATTCATGCGGATTATTTATGGTTGAGCTTAAATTAGCTCACGGTCCTAGAGTAGTGTTTAGTCCACATCAAATCCTCTGGCACCAGACACATACAAAACGGAATTTTATATTGGTTGGACAAGCCGAGAAGGCCGCTTCTCGGTCCATAAAACTTTATGGAAGCTCCTCGATCCTCGGACTTATAAACGACCATCGCGAAACGCCATGCTTGGCGCTTGACGATTGGGCCCACATACAACGCTTGATGCTTGACGCTCCGCTAGGCTAGATGCTTAGGCTTGTGGCTTGATGCTTTGGCTTGAGGCTTGTGGCTTGTAGCTTTGCTTGACGCTTCGGCTTGAGGCTTGTCGCTTTTAACGGTTGGCGCACGCCCGCCCCGGTCCGTCGACTGGTTTGGGCTAATGGCCTTCTTCTCCTGAGAAGCTTTTAATTCTTTTTGAGCGAGCTTGGCCCGCTTCCTGTATTCTTCATAATACTTTGGATGTTTAAATACGTGCATTAGTGTTTTCCATAACTTACTACTTGTACAGCAGGATCCCAGCATTGTCGACAGTCGCCACACTTGCCGCCCTGAGATGGAGCTGGGCAGCTGGCGTCCTTCAGTACTACCATTGAAGAGTTGGGCCAGGAATCGTTTCTCTGTCCAATCATTGGAGGTGAAAACCTGATCACCAGGTTAGCTGGTGCACGGTCCAGGTGGTCCTTCACCCACGCTTCGCGCGTCGGCATCCAGTGCTTGGTGCCTGGTGTTAACCTGCAGACTTCATAGATCTTTTCCAGGTGCTGCAAGTCCTGCACGTCGCCGGCGTCATGCCATCTAAAATATTTTTGTCTTTGAATTTGTGCAACCATCGCCGCCGTCCATAGATCTTTAGTCAGGCTGGCCAGTCTCACATATTGCGCTGCTTTAATTGCTTTGTATCTTGTGTAATTTCCTTTTAGTGCATAACACATAGAACAAACTGAATTTTTAATTTTACGTAATTTGCTGCCTGTCTTACATTCCCATGCTGGCAAGCTGTAACTGAGTCCAGGCATTTTTGACGTTCGAGTCATGGACCCGGTGATTGCTGCTGCTTCTTTTACTTTCATACTACCTGCTCCAGCATAATTAATCTTTCAATTTGTTCTTTTAATATTTTTAATTTAGATGGCTGAAAGTGTAGGGCCATTCCAGGCGTATTGTACAGCTCCAGCAATTTATCATTTATATTTTTTAATTCTATTTTTGTTGATTTAGCTTGCATAATTGTTTTCATAGTATCCTTTCTGTTTACTCTTATATAATCCCATAGTCACAAATTGTCAAGTGCTTGCTGCTTGAAGTTTAAAAAAAATCTACTTTAGAATCATTCTAAACTGCAGCTTGCAGCTTGACGCTTGTAACTTTTTTCATATGAAACCAGCCGCGTTCCGTCGACGTACTAGCGGCCGGCCAAACTCCAGGTCCCTACCCTTTCAGGTCATAGGTAACGTACAGGGAAATGCCATCGGCAAGATTTGGACGCCCTTAAGCTTTCAAAATTCTATAGACCAGTCAAGGCCAGGTTACCTGTGCAATAGCGGCGGCGGCGCGATGACTGATCCCAGAACCCTGTCGCGCAACACAACATTCTCAAATACAGTTTCTGCTTACTGTTGTGCCTGTATTCACAGGGTTCAGGGATCAGGCCAGGTTGTCTGTGTATCCCTGGCTTTAATCCTACCTACTTTTGCTGGTGTAGGTCCCATTAAGATTTATAGTTTATTGCGCCGATAAATCTTCAAATGAGGGCGCTGGATATAGTATATCAGATATTCCCATAATGTCAATAGATAAA